GATCCTGCTCATCGTCGAAGCCATTAACGATGCTTCCGAGCGGTTGGTGCCGGAGGATTTCAGCCTCGATTCCCACCAGCGCATTTTTCGGCGGATGCTGGAACTCGCGGATGTCGGCCAAGCCATTGACCTTGTAACGCTCACATCGGAGCTCGCTCGGCACAAGGAAGTGGAAGCAGTGGGCGGGGTCGCCTATCTGGCGTCGTTGACAGAGGGAATGCCGCGGCGGCCGGTGATTGATGAGTACGTCAAGATCGTCAAGGACAAAGCCAACCTTCGGCGCATCATGACCGTTTGCTCTGAGGCTATCGCCAGAGCATCTGACCAGACAGAATCTTCGCTCGCCGTTCTGGAGGCAGCCGAGGAGCAACTTCTTGAGATTGCGCAAGAGGCTAATACCAATGCGCTGCGCACGGTAGCCGACTCCGTGGTGTCTGCCGGCGGTGTGCGCGAGTACATGGAGCCGATTGTGAACCCCCAGGTGAAGCCGGGACTGCTGACCGGGTTCCACGACTACGATGCCATGACCGGCGGGTTGCAGAAGCAGGAACTGACGGTGATTGCGGCGCGCCCCGCGATGGGCAAGTCTGCCCTTGGCATAAACATCCTCATCAACGTCTGTTTTGAGACGGATGCGGTGGCGGCATTCTTCAGCGTTGAGATGGGGAGAACATCCATCGAGCGGCGCGTCTTAGCCGCCGATGCGCGTGTAGACGTGCGCCGGGCCATGAGCGGGGAGTATCTGAGCGAGTTGGAGAAAGAGAAGCTGGGCCGGAGCCTTGAACGGTTCATTGAGTCCAAACTGTACATAGACGACACGGGTTCGATTACGCCGACGCAGATGCGAGCGAAGGCGCGGCGCTTGAAGCAGAGGGCAGGCCGGCTGGATCTCGTTTTGATTGACTACATGCAGCTTTGCGTTCCAAGCCAGCGCGGCGGCAATCGGCAGGAAGAGGTTGCTTCCATCTCGCGCTCCCTGAAAGCCATGGCGAAAGAACTGGATTGCCCGGTAGTCGCCTTGGCGCAGTTGAGCCGCAGCAACGAGCAGCGGCAGGACAAGCGGCCGATGCTGTCGGATTTGCGAGAGAGCGGCCAGATTGAGCAGGATGCCGACGTGGTATCGTTCCTGCATCGGGATGCCTATTACGACCCGCACAATGAGGAGATTCGAGGCATCGCAGATATGATCATCTCTAAACAGCGGAGCGGGCCGACAGGCACGGTGAAGCTGGCGTACCAGGCGGAATTGACAAGGTTCGACAATCTAGCGAGGAGGTAGCATGGAAGGCACAGTTGAAGAACGTGTGAAGAGGGTCATCGCTGAGTTTTTGGGCGTTGACATTGAGGACGTGCAAGCGTCAGAATCATTGACAGAGGATTTGAATCTTGACTCAATCGAACTCGTCCAGCTTGGACAGGAATTGGAGGACGAGTTTGATTTCGAGGTTCCGGACTCCATTGTGTCTCCTACGGCTACCGTGGGCGAACTGGCTGAGGCGATTAGCGGTCTGGCGAGTCTCAGGTAGCGCGCCTAACCCCAAACCCACAACAGAAATACGAGAGGAAATTGCCATGTCGCTTTGGTCTGACATTGAAAACGCAGGGATGAAGGTCGAGAATTTTCTGCAAAGCATCTCCAACGGCGCCCAGCGCCTCCAGAAGATTTACAGCGCGCTTTCCGGCCCGGTGCTGGCGGCCGTCGCTGCCGTCTTCTATGACGTGGTGAAGGCGGTTGCCGCCGGCCAGGCTGCGGCTGCGGCTGCCGGCACGGGCAATGTTCCGCTTGCCATCACCCTGAGTGAAACCACCATCGGTCTTGTGCAGAAGGTTGTCACCGACGGCAAGGCCGGCGAGAAGACCATTGCTGCCGATCTCTCTGCACTCGGCATCACCCTGTAACCAAGTTTGCGCGGGCAACTCCTTTGGGGAAGGGAGTGGATTCTCGCATCTGGCCCGCGCAAAGCCTTTCCCTTGCCGGAGGTAGCCGTGAAGAAGTTTGCCATCATTTCGCTTGCCGTCGCCCTGTTTGCAGGAATCATCTTGCGAGGCCTGTTCGACGTAGAGCAGCATCTGGACGCTATGCTCGACAGCGTAGCGCAGCAAGAGGCGCAAGCCAAGATTGAGGAGCAGGAACTTTCCCCGGTGCTTTCTGCGGCGAACGTGGCAATGACTCGCATCAACTCCAAGGGCGGCACCATCGACCAGATCGATGCGGTGATTCGCAAGGCGGGAAAGACGCTGGACACGGTGAACGCTCCCTGTCACGTCTTCAAGAATGGCTTGATGCTGGGCGAAGACGGGAAGGCTTGCGGGACGCTGGCCGACGTAAACCAGACCCTGCGAACGATTCGCGGTACGGTTGGCGCGATTGAGGCCGCGGCAAACCACGAAGAGAAGCGCATCACGACACTGGACGCGCAGGAAGCGCAGTTGACGGCCGACGCGCACGGCGCGATTCAGAGTACCGACGAGTCGGTTCAAGAGTTGCAGCGCGTCCTGGTGGCTGTACGGACGAGGATTGACGACCCCAACATCACCGCCACCATGCGCAATTTGCAGGGTATGACGGGAGCGGGAGTGGGCATATTGAATGACGGGCATCGAGTCACGGAGAAGATTGCCGACGACTTCACTGCAAAGAAGCCTTGGTATCAGCAGATTTGGCCGGAGGCGAAAGACATACTCAAGGTGATTGCCGGAGTAAAACTGGCACGGTAGTTTGGGTTTCGAGGGCAGTGCAAACCCCTCGAAAAGCGACCTCGGCCAAGATCGAGGCGCATTGCGGAATGGGAGATTTTTCGAGGCGAACAGTCTCCCGTTTTTTCAAGATTGAGTTTCCGCTGCACCACTCAGCGGGAAGTGCGCGGGGAAAAACCTCATGTACACATAGCCAGCGTGGAGTTGCCTTCGGGCGGATCGAGGCTGGACCGCGCAGAATTTGAAAACGAGCACCATCAACCCCAACCCGCAACAAAGACGAGAGAGAGGCAAGCGTGAAGAGTACCGAATTCAATACAGACGAGATGCCGGACGTTGATCCGGTTGCAAAAGCCAGGGTGGACAAAATCCTCCACGGCGACAACCCCGCGCCGGCACCCGCACCGCTGGCACCGGCATTGATTCTGGAGCATACGCCGGCGGCGACCGACAAGGCAGCGAAGGCCAAGGCCGCGGATGCACAGAAGACCATCACCATTTCCCCGGAGCCCGAAGTGCTGGCGGCCATTCAGGCAGCCGCGCTCGACGACGAACGGCCGGTGTCCGTCTGGCTGGCGCGTTTTCTGCGCAAGCTGCACAAGGCCGGGAAGCTGACTAACGAATAGACATTGCGCCGCGACCGCCCGCTCTGGCGATGGCGCAATCCGGGGGCAGGTCTTGAACTCTCCTGGCCCCCGGTGAAAACATCTTGCAAGCGTCATGCAAGCATGATAGTCTGCAAGCGTGAAAGGAAAGGCAAGTCCATGCAGCGAAACTCATTCCAAAAAGGCAGCGTCGTTCGCGTCGTCCTCAAGTCTGGAGACGGCTGGCGATTCCGTTTCCGCGAAGGCGGAGTCCAGCGCAGCGAGTGGCTGGGGACGGTCAAGCAGTTCCCGACCAAGGCTCATGCAGAGAAAGCGGCCGACAGGTTTCGGAAGCAGATCAACTCCGGCGCCGAAGTCATCACCATCTCCGACCTGATTGCGAAGTTCTGGAAGGAAAGCCCACCGGAGCGCGAGACGACAGCCAACTCGTACCGCAGCATTTTCAAGCGGATTGAATCGCAGTGGGGCGGGATGCGCCTGGACGTGTTCTGCCGCGAGACTCTGGCGGTGGAGGCGTGGTTGAAGGATTTGACCATCATCGGCCGGCACCCGAAGCCAGGCAAGAAACCGCCGGTGAGCCCGATGTACCGCTCCCAGGTTCGCAACCTCCTGCATCTCCTCATTGAAAAAGCGATGCTCTGGAATCACGTCATGGTGGAGCGGAATCCCCTCGACCTCGTGAGGCTCAAGGGCAGCAGCCAGCGCGCCAAGAGCCTGGTGATTGTTGGCGTACCGCAGTATCAGGCTCTGCTTGAAGATTCGGAGATTCCCGAAGTGGTGAAGGCGATGATTCAGTTGGCGGCCGGGCTCGGGCTTCGCGTCAGCGAGTTGCTGGGCCTGCGTTGGGACGACTTTGATTTCGAGAACCGGACGGTGAAAATTCAGCGCAGCGTTGTCCACGGCAAAGCGAACAAGACGAAGACGGAAGGCTCGACGCAGACTCTGCCGCTGCACGACAACCTGATTGAAGTGCTGCGGTCATGGAAGATGCGGGAGACGTTCAAGA